TGGTCTTATGTCTATGCAACAGGACGGTAGATTACACATGGTAGATGAAGAGGGTGAGCCTGTTGAGACAGATATGCTAGAAGCACCACAGATAGAAGTTGTAGAGATAGATATACAGGCAATGCAAGATGATATGTCCGAAGAAGAAGAAGACGAAGATGATGATGATGACGATATGGACAAACAAATGGAAATGTTTGAAGATAACGTAATAGAAGTAGACTTTGATGGTAAGGATGAGGAAAAAGAGGATAATGATAATGTGTTAAAAATGTTTGAGGGAGGAACACCCACTGATGCAGATGCAGCAGCAGCAGCTGGAGTTGACCAATCAGGAATGTCAGGCCCAGAGGGATCAGTACCAGATTCTATATCTACTCCTCCTAGTGGAATAAATCAGGCATCTAGGGATCAAGACAAAGGGTTTAGTCCTTATGGTGTAGATATATTTGATACAGTAGATATTGCAACAGCCAATAAAGCTAGATCTTATGGAATAACTCCAGAACAATTAGCAAAACAAGAAGATATAGCAGGTTTTGTAGATGCAGTAGCAGATGCTAGACACGCAAACAATCCTACAAGCAATCAGATGGATTTAAATGCAATGACAGAGAAAGGCTTTCAAACAGCTAACCCAGGAGTTGTAGGAGTAACTAACGCATTAGCAGGTACATTAGCTTCAATGAACCCTGCAATAGCAGCAACTTTAGCGGTAGGAAATATTGTAAATGCAGCGACAGGAAGAGAGACAATTGCTGGTTTTGGTGTTCCATCCATAGTAGGTGAGGTTTTTGGATTAGGAGAAACTTCAATAGCACAAGCTATAGGCGAACAGCTATCTGGACTTGCACAAGATGTAGTTGATTTTTCTGAAACAGTTCCTGGTAATATAGAAGATACAATAGATGCAGGTGTAGAAGCAGGAAAAGAAGCAGGTAGCTCTGATGACGATCAACAAAAAGGACAAACAGAATTACCTGATATGACAAAACTTCTTAGCCTTACTACACAGTTACAAGGCATAGACAAAAGAGTACCAATTAGAAATAGTTTAATGTCACAGGCTATAAATAATAATAGAGCCTCACAACCAGTAACTACATGACATTAATTATTACGGGCTACCCGATACCCCTTTCAAGGTGAAAGGCTACTTGAGGCCCCTGATGCTAGGAGAATACTAATGGCAATCGAAGAACAAATCGAAGATACGTCCAATATTAAAGGACACGTTGTAAATACCAAAAGAAAATACAAAAGAGACATAGACGAAGAGACAGAGCTAAAAAATCTATTGGCTCAAAGAGAAGCCTTGACGCAAGAGCAAGAGGAAATAAAAGCAGATGAGGAAGAAAACGAAACCTTAGATGCTGAAGAACTCACGTTTAAGAAAAGGTATGGTGATCTACGTAGACACAATCAACGTGTACAGGACGAACACAAAAAGCAACTTAAAAAGTTACAGTCTCAAATAAATGACCTGACTAAAAAATCTGTAAATTTACCTAAGTCAGAAGCAGAGATTTCAGAGTGGTCTAAAAAATATCCAGACGTTGCAAAAATGATGGAGTCAATTGCAATTAAAAAGTCTGGAGAAATGTCAGATGATCTGCAAAAAGAAATGAAAGAACTACAGGAGATGCGTAAAAATGTAGTTCGTGAGAAAGCAGAGTCTGAATTAAAAACATTTCACCCTGACTACGATAACATACGTAAAGACCCTGCCTTCCATGAGTGGGCATCCGTGCAACCAAAATGGGTGCAAGAAGCTCTTTACGAAAATGATACAGACGCTTACGGTTGTGCAAAAGCAATTACGCTTTACAAAGCAGAAAGAAAAGCATTTAAAAAAACAAATACACCTACAAATGCAGCAGATAATGTATCTGTAAAGGGTACTCCTAAAGCAGACACTGGTGCAAATAAAAAAGGTGGGTTCAAAGAATCTGACGTTCAGAAAATGACAGGCAGAGAATATGAAGCAAATGAAGAGGCAATTACGGCATCTATACGTAATGGTAGCTTTATTTACGACATTTCTGGTGCAGCAATGTAATTAAGTGTTGACAAAACATTTTAATTAAATATAACTATATATCACTTGCATGATATGCCCCTGTTTAAAACAGCTACGTATATAAAAATGCAAAATCATATATATTTATAATAGAAGAAGAAGTAGGTTGGCTACCATTTTACTAGTTGGCCCCTCACGGTTAGAGGTCACCCACATATAGAAAATGCCCTGTACTTACGTGATATAAGCTATAACGGAGGAATCAATGGCTTTTAAAACAGCTGCTGGTTACGGAAACCTCCCGAATGGTAACTTTTCACCTGTAATTTACAGTAAAAAAGTTCAGTCGGCTTTTCGTAAAACTAGCATTGCAGAAGATATCACCAACAGTGATTACTTTGGTGAGATCGCAAACTTCGGTGATACAGTGCGTATCATCAAAGAGCCTGAAATTACCGTTAAAGAGTATGCCCGTGGAACTCAAGTAACTCCACAGGATCTCGATGACGAAGATTTCACGCTCGTTGTGGACAAAGCAAACTACTTTGCTTTTAAAATAGATGACATCGAAGAAGCACATTCTCATGTGAACTTTGAGTCAATGGCAAGTGACCGTGCAGGTTACCGTCTAAAAGACCAGTTTGACCAAGAGGTATTAGGTTATCTTTCTGGCTTCAAACAGTCTGCACTAAACGCTGTTGCAAGTGCAGCAAACGATGCTAAGTCTGGTACAGACCCAATTGGTACTGTAGGATCAGATGGCTTATTGTCATCCATGTTAATTTCTAGAGCAAGTTTTGTTTCTGGAGGTTCTACTGGAGACTCTGTTGCCACTCACGCAGACGGATCTACTGGTGAAGCAACTCCTTTGGAAGTGCTAAACCGTATGGCTCGTTTACTTGACCAGCAAAATGTAGACCGTGATGGTCGTTGGGTTGTTGTTGACCCCATCTTTGCTGAACAGCTAAATGACGAAAACTCTAAACTATTAAACAACGACTTCTCTTCAGGAAGTACTGACATTCTACGTAATGGCAGAATTATTTCTGGATTGATTCGTGGGTTCAGAGTTTATATGTCAAACAACCTACCTTCAGTAGGAACGGGTGCTGGTACAATCGACACTAACGGTTCAAGTTCACACTTTGGCGTTATTGTTGCAGGACACGACTCTGCTGTAGCTACTGCTTCTCAAGTAGAAAAAGTAGAAACATATCGTGACAACGACAGCTTTGCTGACATTGTTCGTGGTATGCATTTGTATGGACGCAAGATTCTTCGCCCTGAAGCTCTTGTTCGTGCCAAGTACAACATCGCAGGTTAAGGAGGATAAATCATGGCAACATATGATATGACTAGCTCCGATACAGTTGGTGTTGGTGCTAACAGCATTGCGGTTTTACCACCAAAATCTGATAGCCACGTAGCATATACTATCGAGGCTACTTTAGATATTGATGATATGGTTCTAAAAGGATATTCTGGAGCAGATGGAGACATCTTTCAGCTTCTAGAAATTCCAGCAGGAGTCTTAGTTATCAATGCTGGTGCAGAAGTTATGAAGGCTTTCAATGCTTCTGTAACGGCTGACATAGACTTTGCAGCAGGAGATGACATTGTTGATGGTGCAGACGTAACATCAACAGGTTTCTGTGCAGCAGGTTCTAATGGTCAAACCAATGTTATTGGCACTGGTTCAGCTTCAACTTATACTCAGTTTATGGCTTCTACAGACACAATTGATGTTAAGTTGGCAGGAGCAGCACCATCAACAGGCAGAATTAGAGTTTACGCCGTTCTCGTTGATTGCAACGAACAGGGCGCGGAACCCGCAGCTGCCGCTAGGGATGCTCTAGCTTAATTGATTTAGGGGTGGTTCATTAGTTTGGGCTACCCCTTTATCTTAATTTTGGATATAATATGGCTACAACTTTTATTACATTAGTTAATGATGCGTTGAGGCGGTTGAATGAAGTGGAGCTTACTACCACAGATTTTGCAACCGCCACTGGCTTTAGGGCATTAGTAAAAGATGCAGTAAATGCGTCTTTGCAAGAAATATCGCAAAAAGAATTTGAGTTTCCATTTAAT